GACTCGTTCGGGTCACAGCTCGGCCCGTCAGCGCCGTTCATCCCAGCGCCACTAGACCCCGTCTTTGATGACTCGGGCCGTGCGCTCCCACGCCTCTACGAGTACCCCGTAGCGTGGAACCTGAACCTCACTACGCAGAACGTTCCCTGGACTGTCCTACGCGCCCTCACGGATCAATGCGACATCGTTCACCGTTGCATCGAACTCTGCATCTCGGCGCTAGTCAAGATGGACTGGACATTCAAGGTCGATGAGAACGTCATTAGCCAAATGATGGCCGAGCAGAACGTCAGCCACGCTAAGGCCTCACGTATCGCCCGTGAGAAGTACGAGGATGAACTGAACCGCCTACGCCTGTTCTGGGAGAACCCCTACCCCGACCTCGGGCGTGGCTGGGTCGAGTGGCTCACCGAGTTTCTCTGGCAGCACTACGCCTTTGACGGAGTACCGGTCTACGCTCGCTACACCATCGGCAAGGACATCCTCGGCTTCGAGATTATCGATGCCCCGACTATCAAGGTGCTACTCGACAACCGAGGCGCAGTACCGACACCCCCGAACCCTGCCTACCAGCAGGTGCTATGGGGCTTCCCCCGTGGTGAGTACCAAGCCACCCCCGAGGCCGATGGCGAGTTCTTCGCCGGCCCAGGAACGGGCAACGAGTACCTCCGAGACCAACTGTCCTACTTCGTACGCAACCGCCGTACCTGGAGCCCGTATGGTTTCAGCGCCGTAGAGGAAGCCGTACCAGCAGCGACCCTGTACCTAGAGCGCCAGAAGTGGATGAACTCCGAGTACGCCTCCGGCACGATGCCGATGACGTTCATGGTCACCGACTCTGACGAGATGGACATCCGCAAGTTGGCCGAGTTCGAGCGCCTGTTCAACGACAAGCTCATGGGGTCAGCCACCGAGCGCCACCGTGTCAAGGTGCTGCCTAAGGGCTTCCACCCCCAAGCCATGCCGACGGTCGATGAGCGCTACAAGGCCGACTATGACGAGTTCATCATCAAGCGCATCGGGTCAGCCTTCGGTGTATCCCCCAGCCAACTCGGTGTCATCCCCCGTTCGGGTCTCGGCGGTAAGGGCGAACACGATGGCGAGATGGATCAAAGCGAAACCGTCAGCCTTCGACCAATGGTGGGCTTCATCACCGAGGTCATCAACTCCCTCTGCCGGCGCTACCTCGGTGCAGACAAGAACGTCACCTTCGCCATGCAAGACTCCGACCTGGTGCAGAACCAAGTGGAGCAGGCTAAGGCGTTGCAGACCTCCGTGTTCTCGGGTGCTAAGACCCTGAACGATGTTCGTGGCGAACTAGGCCTGCCCCTGTACGAGATGCCCGAGGCCGATGAGCCGTTCGTAGAGACACCCAATGGGCCGGTATTCCTTCGTGGCACGATGCTGACGGACACCTCTGGCGAGACTGTCGAGCAGAAAGACGAGACCAATGGCGAACTACTACACGTACCCAACGAAGAAGGCCAAGGCGCACAAGGCCAAAACGCACAAGGCGCACAAGGCCAAAGTTCACAAGGCAACAAGCCCCAAGAACCCGTCAGTCCGAGCAAAGAAGCGCACGCTGAGCTAACGGCCTACCGCAAGTTCGTCAAGGCCCGTGTCGCTAAGGGAACGTGGCGTGACTTCGTGTTCCACGAGCTAGATCCGAACACGGCTGCCGAACTGAACGCCGAAGGCCAAGCCCGAGTGCTGAAGGGTACGGAACCCGACCCTTTTTACTCCAGCCTCTGAACAAGAGGCAAGCGCACGAACTGCCAGGACACAACGCCAAAGTCCAAATCGAGAACTACTACCGACCGGTGATAGACAAGGCGCTGCGGTCAATGTTCACCGGCGCTGACGAGGCAATCCGTGAGGCCATCGCAACGAAGGAACACATCGGCAAGGCCGTAGACCCGATGGACAAGTCCGCAGCCAAGCACGCAGTCGAGCGCAACGTCAAAGCAAGCAACGCACCCCTAGTCAAAGCGCTAAAGAACCTCTACGCCGATGCCGGTCTAAAGGGTACGAAAGAGGCGATGACCCAGATGGGTGGCGCTGCCAAACTTGGCTCGGGAATGAGTGGCCTCGCTGGTGGCGTAAACTGGGATAGGTGGAAGCCAGGCAATCCAGTCGCAGCCGAGAAGGTCGCTGGTAGAGGTCTAGCGGATCTACTACGCAACGCCGATGTAATCGTGCGAGGTATCACCAAGACCACAATGGGTCGTATCGGTGACATTATCGCCACCGGTCTAGAAGCCGGTTCGACCTATCAGGAAATCTCCGATGGGGTGAACGAGCTACTCGACAACCCCACTCGCTCCGACATCATCGCAATCACCGAAACCAACCGAGCCTTCAACGCTTCAGCCATAGATGAGTATCAGGCTGCGGAGATGCCAGGCTGGGAATGGCTCTCATACGCCGGCGCGTGCGATGAGTGCGATGCCGAGGATGGGCCTCACGACTTCGGTGACGATTACCCACCGGCTCACCCGAACTGCCGGTGTGCAGTTGTTGTTCAACTTCCTGACGGAACTACTACAGAAGAAAGCATGGAGGAATAATCCACATGGCACAAGACATCACCTACATCGGACTCGGTGACTTCACCTACAAATCAACCGAGGATGGTACGCTATTAGTGTTCGGAAAGGCCACCGGCCCTGACCTTGACCTCGACTCGCAAATCTGCGATGCCGACTGGCTGAAGTCAGCGATGCCGTTGTGGTTCCAAACGGGTGCTAACATCCGTGAGCAACACAGTTCCATCGCTGCCGGTGTAGGTCTCGAACTTGCATCAGAGGGTGACGATTGGTTTCTGAAGTCCGAGGTCGTAGATCCACTCACCGCCAAGAAGGTCGAGAAGGGTGTCCTCAAGGGCTACTCAATCGGCATCAAGAACGCCAAGGTCATCAAGGATGCCAGCGCACCTGGTGGTCGCATCGTTCGGCAACATCGTCGAAGTGTCAGCCTTGTAGACCGCCCAGCCAACCCAACTGCCACAGTCCAAATCGCCAAAATGGTCGGAGAACACATGGAACTCACCAAGTCAGACATCAACCAGGAAGCCGCTTTCGTCGAGCTACCTGCCACCGATGACCTCGCTACCTACGAGGGCGTGAAGGTCTGTTCAGCCTGCGAGGGAACGGGTCGAGCGCACGCTGACCTGCCAGACGATGACACCAAGTGCAGGAACTGCGATGGAACCGGCAAAGACCCCGTTGGTGAAGCCCAAGACATCCAGCAGTACAGCCCCTCGAAGCCCAACGGTGGCACCCCGAGCAACGACATGATTGATGACAAGGCCGTTGAAGGCGAAGTCGAGAAGAAGGACTATTCCGACACCGAGCGTGCCTCAATGGCCGAGTCCGGTCAGGCTATGGAGAATGGTGGCTTCCCCATCAAGACCGTCAAGGATCTAAAGAACGCCATTCAGTCCATCGGCCGTGCCAAAGACCGCCAGGCTGCTATCGACCACATCATCGCCCGTGCTAAGGCGCTGGGCAAGGAAGACCTAATCCCTGACTCGTTCAAGGAAGTCACCCACGATGAAGCCACGCTGAACTCGGTTCGTGCCGGCCTCATCGCTCTCATCAAGGCCGAGCTAGACGAAATGCTCTCCGGCGAGGAAGATGAAATCGGTGACGTGAGCGAACTGCTCTGCGCCCTTCAGATGTTTATCTGCTGGTGGGATGACGAGGCTGACGAGGGTGAGACTGTCGAGCCTTACGCCGACATGACCGAAGACGCTCCCGAAGCCTCCCCAGCAGACATGGCCTACATCGGCCTCGGCGTATCTGCCGACCTAATCAAGAGCGCAGCAAGCCACGAGGCTACTGACGCTGACAAGACCGCACTCCGTGANGAGATCCGTAAGGCNCTCGGAATGGATGAGGAAATCGCCACCTACAAGGCGAGCCTCGCAGAACAGGAAGAAGTCATCAAGGGCTTCAAGGCTGTTCTCGATGAGGTTCGAGGGATGGCAGCACCAGGAGGCCCAGTCCTCCGTCAAACACATTCGCAGGTCAAGAAGTCTGCGGATGCCGAGCGCTTGGAAATCGAGGCTGCACGACTTCGCAGCATCGCCGACCAGGTGGTCGACCCCAGTCTCCGCAACGCGTACATCGCTAAGGCTCTCGAAGTCGAGTCCGATGCGAAGCGTATTGCACGAGGCTAATCAACCCATTCCCTACCTACCAAGAAAGTAGAAATCATCATGGCTTTTTCAGCCCCATCAATCGATGACCTCTTCGGTGGCCTTCCAGCCGAACAGCGCGTAGAGCGCTTCGAGGCATACAAGGCTGCGTTGAGCGCTTGTCACTCCAAGTCACTTCAGGCCGCCCACAACGGCACGGCCACCTTCGAGAAGGGTGTTGGCCTCGTAAAGCGCAACACCGTTGCTTCGCAGGCTGCCGAGTTCAAGGAAAACCTCGCCAAGTCGGTTAGCGCCGACCAGCTCGCTGCTGTCGAGAGCGCCCTTGCCGGTATCTCGGACATCAACAAGGACTGGTCACTCACCAACCCGTTGAACACCGTTCCTTACGGCAACATCGGTCTCGTTCCCTACGACCTCGACCCTGCGCTGTCGATGCTGGTTCCCAAGACCTTCATCCTCCGCAACCAGATCCCACGCGTGGGCGCTGTTGGTCAGGCTCTCGAATTCCGCCGTATTCTCGGTGTGAGCAACTCGGGTACGGGTGGCGTTAGCAACCTCAACACCTTCTTCAACTCCAACTCGCAGACCTCGTCTTACGGTGGCGTGACCCTGAACCGCCCAAACAAGATTGCCTACAGCGCTGACCGTATCGTCAAGTCGTTCGTGGAGCAGGGTGTTTCGGACTCCGTCACAATGCAGGCCGAGTTCGCTGGTCGTGGCTACACCGACCTTCGTCAGCTCTCGCACACGGCTTTGCTGTGGGCAACGATGCTCGGTGAAGAGCGCAACATGTTGAACGCTCGTTCGACTGCCCTCTCGACCTCGGGTCTGACCTTCACGGGTGCTGCGGATGCAACCGGAACCGGTATCGCTACCGGTGGTGCATCTTCAGTTGTTGAAGTCACGCTGTCATCATCGTTCGGTGAGACCGCCAAGTTGTCGGCTGGAACCATCACGGCTGTCGCTGGCCAGGGTGCAAAGGTGACCTTCACCGGAACCATCCCTACGGGCTGCATTGCGTACAACATCTACGTCACCGTTGGTTCAGTTGTCTACAAGTCCACCGTGACTGACGTGGACTCCGGCACCGCTGGCAACGTGTTCTCGGTCGCTTCGGCTGCCCCCACAGTTGATGGTTCGTACTCGGCTCTGGCCTACGATGGTTTCGTCAGCACGCTGACCGACACCACGCAGTCCGGCTACGTCAAGGCCCTCAACGGTGCTTTGTCGCAGACCGAGCCCGGTGCAGAGTTCCAGGATGCCTTCGTCTCGCTGTTCAACAGCGTGCAGGCCGACCCTGACTACATCCTCACCACCGCTGCCATCCGCCGTTCGCTCGCTAAGAGCATCCAGCAGCAGGGCAACCCGACCGGCTACCGCTTGAACTACGAAACTGGTTCAGACGGCATCACCATCGGATCCGTTGTCACCGCTATCGCCAACGAAAGCACCGGCAAGATGGTGGACGTTATCGCCCACCGCTTCTGCCCTGCTGGCGTGGCGCTGGTTCACAGCACGCAGTTGCCGTTCCCTGACTCGGGCGTTAGCGCAACCGTTGAG